AGAATGTAGATCAAAGAATGATTTCTCTTGTTTCAAATATACCTAAATCAGCAAAAATACCCCCTCCACAAAAATGTGGAACACCCCCCCTCAAAAATGTAGAGGATAATACTAAGAATGAAAAGACTGTTTTATTTTCAGAATTTTGGGAAGCTTATAATGTAAAGAAAAGCAGGAAATTATGTTATGATAAGTTTATTAAATTAAGTTTAGATAATTGCAAGAAATGTGTTGTGTCTGCACAACAATATTCAGATTCAATAACAGATTCTAAATTTAAAAAACATCCTGCCACTTGGTTGAGCCAAGAATGTTGGGATGATGAAATCACTTCAAATATTAAGGGTAGAGTGTCAGGAGGTGAATTTGATGGAATGGTGTTTTAATGAGTTTTCATGAATACGGCATATCAATAAAAAGAAACTCAGGACAAGTTAAAACAAAATGTCCTAAGTGTTCTCAAGATAGAAAAAAGAAATCTGATCCTTGCCTTTCAGTTAATATAGATGATGGCATTTGGAATTGTCATAATTGTGGTTGGAATGGAGGATTAAAAAAACAAAACAATTTTATGAATGAAAAGCCTTTTGTATTACCAAAAGAGTTAAATGTAAATCAAGTTTACTCTGAAAAACTTATAAAATGGTTTTATGATAGAGGAATATCTGCTGAAACTATGATAAAGAATAGAATTGCAGAGGGTAAAGAATATATGCCACAAGTAGGTAAAGAAGCAACTACTATACAGTTTAAATACTTTAGAGATAGTAAATTAATTAATGTAAAATATAGAGATGCAGCTAAGAATTTTAAACTAGTAAAGGATGCCGAAAGAATTATGTATGGACTAGATGATTTATTAGGAAAGACTAGTGTTATAGTTGTGGAGGGAGAGATGGATAAGTTGGCATTTTATGAAGCTGGATATAAGAATTGTGTTTCAGTACCTAATGGTGCTAGTAATTTAAAGATGGAATATTTAAAAGATTTTCCTGAAGATTTAGAAAAAGTTTATTTAGCTGTAGATAATGATGAGCCAGGTAAAAAGCTACAAGAGGAATTATCAAGAAGAATAGGTAGAGATATTTGTTATAGAGTTGCATATCCAGATGGATGTAAAGATATTAATGATGTTTTAATTAGCTACGATAAAGATGCAGTTAAACATTGTATAGATAATGCTCAAAGCTATCCATTAGAAGGTGTGTTGAATGTAAATGATTTTGATGTAGATATTGATACATTATATGATCAAGGATTAAAAAGAGGTAATACTATTAATCATAATTCATTTGATAATTTATTTAGTTTTGCTTCATCACAATTAACTGTTATAACTGGAATACCTACTCATGGTAAAAGTAATTTTTTAGAACATTTAGCAATGAGATTATCTGCTCAACATGGTTGGAAGTTTGGTGTGTTTAGTCCAGAGCATTATCCTATGCAACTACATTTTTCTGTACTAGCCGAAAAGTTAATTGGCAAATCATTTAGAAAAATAACTAGATATGATAGGATGACTAAAAGTGAATTAGGTTCAGCTAAAGACTTTATATCAGAACATTTCCATTGGATAAGACCTGATGGTGATGTATATAAAATAGACTCTATACTTGAAACTGCAAAAGGATTAATTAGAAGGCATGGTATAAATGCTTTAATAATTGATCCATATAATAAAATTGATGCTAATATTGGAGGTCAAAACGAAACTAATTTTATAAATAAGTTTTTGACTAAGCTCACAATATTTAAACAAAAATATGATATACATATATTCCTAGTAGCACATCCTAGAAAGATGCAAAAACAAGATAATGGTTATTATGATGTTCCAACTCTTTATGATGTGGCTGGTTCTGCTAACTTTTACAATCAAGTTGATAATGGAATAACAGTTTATAGAGATTTTAAAGCTGGTTTAACTGATGTTTATGTCCAGAAAGTTAAATTCAGACATATTGGAGAGTTAGGTAAAGTTGAGTTTAAATATAATTTACAAAATGGTAGGTATAGTGAAGTAGGAGAAGCTTTGGATGACAACTCTTATTTAAAGGATGGTCAAGAAAGTATGTTATAAATTTTGATATTAATAAAATAAACCATTATATTGTATATGAATAAAATTAGAGTAGGCACTTTTTTTAGTGGAATAGGAAGCCCAGAACAGGCAATGTTAAATTTAGGAGTAGAACATGAGATTAAATTCGCTTGTGAAATAGATAAGTTTGCTAGAGAAACATATATCAAGAATTTTAGTCCTGATTATATGTATGAGGATGTAACTAAATTAGATATGAAAGAAGTGCCTTCTGTAGATTTGTTAGTGTTTGGATTTCCTTGTCAAGCATTTAGTTTAGCAGGAAGGAGGGGTGGATTTGATGACACTAGGGGTACTTTGTTTTATGATGCACTAAGATATTTAAGAGAACATAGACCTAAATATTTTATTGGAGAAAATGTAAAGGGATTGTTAAGCCACGATAATGGTAAAACATTTAGAACAATAATAGATTGTATTGCTAAAACTGAAAACAATCAATATTCAATAATGCCATTTGATAACTTAGGTTATAATGTTCATTATCAAGTATTAAACACTAAAAACTTTGGAGTTCCACAAAATAGAGAGAGAATATTTATAGTGGGAATAAGAGATGATGAAGATAATGACTTTAGATTTCCTACCCCAATCCCTTTAAAAGTAAAACTCAAGGACATTTTAGAGAAATCTGTTGATCCTAAATTTTTCTTAAGTCAAAGGATGGTAAATGGTATATATAAAAGTAAATTTATGGAGAGAAAGCCAATGGAGATAGATGGGGTTTGTAAAACCTTAAAGGTTGGTGGTGATACTCCTTGTTTTAAAGATGATAGAGTAATATCTCATAGTCTATATCCAAGAACTAGTAAGACAGGTAAAGGTGGTGTGGGTAGATTAAAAAAAGAAGATGGTACTTCATATTGCTTAGATACAGGAAATGCTCAAGCAGTTGAGGTTATGTGTTGTCTAACTGAAGCAACAGGGAATAGAGCTGGTTCTTCATCTGAATTTCTTAGTAGTGTTAATAGAATACATAAAAACACAGGCAGCATAAGAAGATTAACTCCTATTGAAGCTGAAAGACTACAAGGCTTTCCTGATGAATTTACATCTGGAGTAAGCGATACTCAAAGGTATAAGCAACTAGGTAATACAATTACTGTAAATGTAATACAATCAATTATAAATAACTTATTAAAATAATTTTATTAACTTTGGCAAATGAAATATAGCACTATAAAATCACTTTTAAGAGGTCAAGTTAAGAAAAATGCTAAAGTATTATGGACTTGGAAGATGGGTAAAGAAGAAAATTTTACTTGTATATATAGAAATTATAATGATAATCTTCCTATTTATACTCCACATCAATTACTTGAGAAAATAAATGAAAAAACCAATATACAGGGTGTTAGTTGATTTTGAATATAGAAACAACAAAAGAAGTAACTACATAAGAACACATATAAAAAACGGATTTATAGATACTTTTGCATTATCTAAAGATAAAGATGATATTTATAATCATATAAAAAATAAATTGTTTAGGCAAATAGGAAAAAAGGAAGGAGAAGTTGATATAAAAATTACAAATATAGAAATAGAAGGGAGATATGGAGAAACTAATGGATAAACACAATAAATACTATTATGAAAAAGGTAGAAACACAGACCAATATGATGGCAAAACTAGAGCTGGAGGTATTATGAGTGATAGTAGAGTGCCTGATTATTATAAAGGAAAAGAAGGCTATGAGGCTAGGAAAGTTTGTGATAACTTTGAACTTCCTTATCATCTAGCAACTGCCACCACTTACATTTTAAGGAGCTATCACAAGCACGATACTCCCGTAGAGTGTCTTACTAAAGCAATAGCACATTTAGAGTTTGAGTTAGATAAAATAAAAAGGGAAAAAAATGATTAGTTTTATAATGTCATTTTTTGGATATAAAAAAAATAAATTATTTGAAAATTTAGAAGAGTATGAAAAGACAAGAAAATGAATCTTACGAAGATTATCTTGAGAGAAGAAAGCAAGATAACATAAATACTAAAAGAAGATTAAAGGGAATTAAAGTCTGGCCAGGAGATTGGGGAACTTATGATTCAAGTGTAGATGGAGCAGTAGAAACTAGACTTAAATCTATGATGGAGAAATTAAAAAACAAAAAAGATGTCTAAATTAAACGATCCTAACTATAAAGAGTTGTGTAAGGAGTGTGATAAGAAATTTAGAGGATGTATTTGTAATAGAAGAGAAGGAGATGATGGAGGGATAGTACACGCAAGATGTTTGGAAAAATATAATTATAAATTAAAAAACAAAGAAAATGAAGAAAACAAAAGCAAAAACAGATAATGAAGTAATCTCTATTGATAACAATGAACAATACAGAGTTTGTATAGATTTAAAAGCTCAAGGTAATGCTGAAGGCGGTAAATTTATAAATGTAAAAGGTCTTAAAGATATGGTAGAAGGTCTTGAAGAAAAAGGAGTAAATAAAATGGTAGGATTAGTTTATGATGGAACAGATAGAATAGAGATACTTACTCAAAACATTGAAAACAATGGAGGTGAAAGAGGGTTTATACCAAATGCTAAAATAGTTGATTAGCTATAACAAGAAAGGAATGGCAAAACCAAGAATGACTCAAGCTGATTCTTGGAAAAAAAGACCTATTGTTTTAAAATATTGGGATTATAAACATGATATAAAAGAATGGGCTTTTAAGAATGATTTTAAATTAGGAAATGAAATATATTGTTATTTTCATATACCAATGCCTAAGTCTTGGAGTGTTAAAAAGAAACAAGAAATGCTTGGAAAAAATCATCAACAAAGACCTGATATAGATAATCTATTAAAAGGTTTAATGGACGCACTTTTAGAAGAGGATTCTCATATTCACACTGTATATGCTAAAAAGATTTGGAGTGATAAGGGTTGTATAGAGTTTTATAACTTAACTAATCTTGCTCTTTCATAATATTATAATCTTTAGATGTTTTATATCTTTGTTTATATATTATATTTCGGCATTGCTTTTCAGTTATTCCATGTCTTATAGATATATCTATAAAAGTATTTCCTATATGACCTTCATTGTTTACTATGAATTTATCAAAATCATTAAACATCATATAATTTCTTAATGCTTTAGGAGGTATTATGCCATTTTCAATAAGATGATATACCAAATCTTTAACTGTAAAATCTTCTCCCCACCTAGCTTCTGATTCTTTCCAGACTATATCTAAAAATTCATCTATAATCTCTTTGTGGTTAGCCATTTATTTCCACCAATTCTTAGGGCAATATATAAACTTTTCATCTATATTATTTTTTGCTCTTAAGAAACAACCACAAGCACCACATTTTTCTAGTATTTTAAGCCCTAGAGGGTTCTTATATTCATTACAAGGATTACTACGACATATATCCATTCTTTTGTCGTACAACTCCTTAGAAGCTATCTTTATTCCCTTGCCTAAAATTAACTGATAGAACAATTTTCTTAAATCTTTCATGGTGTAAATATATTAAATATTTTTAAAATATAGTAGACATACTTTCTTGAACATAAACATTGGATTGTGAACTAGTTATTGATGACTCAGAAACATATACTTGTTGAGAGTTAATAGATCCTGCTATTAAACCTGCTATATCTGAAGCAGTCCAATTACCTTTACTAGCATCTAAAGCGGCATTTGTTCCGGGAGTTAAACCTCCTTGTTCAAATTTAACTCCACCACCAGCAACATTCATTGCTGATAACTGACTCCTAAACATTTTAGTAGATTTTCTATTTATAACAGCTTCCCCACCTTCTAACTCAGCTACTCTTCCTCCTACTGCAAACTTAACTCCACCTTGTGCGTGTCTTGCACCATGAACCATTCCTCCTTTAGCAAACTTCTCTCCAGGAACAATACCTCCTTGTTCTCCAACAAACTTTTTAGATAAAATCATTCCAATTTGAGCAGCTATTAAAGCAGACATAATAGGTGCAGCTACAATAGCTCCAACTCCTGTTTGTTCAGAAACCTTTGTTATAGCTACTGCTCCATTAATTAATGCTGTTGCAACACTATTGGCTTTTTCAAGAACGAACATTTTTCTCTTAATAACCATTATCTTTTCTTCCTTTATAGCTTCTTGAGCAACTTGACTATCATCAAACTGTTCTTGCATTGCGGCAGTGTCTTGACCAGCAGCTTCAGCCTGTTCTAGTTTAATTCTAAAAGCATTTTCTCTATCTGCGTTTTCTCCTTCAAACTGTTCATTTAATTTCTTGATAGCAAAGTCAGCTTGATTTTGAGCAAATTCCATAGCGATAGCAGATGCCATACCATAAACTTCTGATATTTTAGCTAATCTAGCATCTTCTAAAGCATTTAATTTATCACTTAAATCTTCAGCAATTTCTAGCTTTCTTGCTGCAAATGCTTGTTCATTTAACTCTCCGTTAGCAAATCTTCTTTTAGCAATAGCTAATTCTTCATCTGCTATTTTAGTAGCATGGTCTACTTTTTCTTTATTTACTCTAAAGAAATTTATTATACCTTGATCTTCTCTTGCTATCCTAGACTCAAAAGCTGCTTGATTGTTTTGATTTCTTTCTTCATCAAACTTTATATTAGCAGCTATTATTTTTTTATTAAATTCATCATCAATTTGTGTTTGAATAAGCCCATTAGTTTTAATTTTAGCGTTTTCTTCTGCTAACATTGCTTCCATTAACCTTAATCTCTCTTTTTGTCCTGCTTCACCTTTTGCATTTGCTTTTGCCCAACCTTCAATAGTAAGTGCTTTTAAAACTTTATATTTATTTTTATTACTAGCTAAAAACTTTTTATCTATTTTATTTTGGTTTGCATTACCACCATCCATTTGAGTTTTTAAAGAATTTACATTAGATTCCATTAGGACTAACTCAGCTGCGTATTTTCTTTTTTGAGCATTTCTAGTGTTAGCTATTGATGCTATTTCTCTAGTTTCTTGATCTTCTATATTTCTAATTTGTAATTTAAACAACTCTTTCCACTGATCTTTTGTTCTTTGTAACCTATGAACACTTAATGCAGATAAATCTGAAGCTGAACCTGACTTTTTTAAAGCAGCAGAAAGATTTGTAACTTTAGTTTTCATCTCATCTATTGTGATGTTTAATTTAGCACCATTACTGCTCCATTCACCAGTTTTCTTTAAAAAATTAGCTAAATCTTTACCTTTAAAAGTTTTCAAAAATGAGGATTGTGCTTTTCTTGCTTCATTAGCTGATTCTGTATCTCCATCTAATAATGCTTGATTTCTTTTAAATATTAAAGCCTTGTATTGTTGTATTTCTTTTAAACTAGCTAATTCATCTTCTGTCTTTTTAAGCTCTACTGTTTGTTTATTTCTAGTTAATTGTCTAAAATCCTCTAACTCATCTATATATAGTTGTCTAATCGTAAGTCTAGTTGTATCATTAGCATCTACTCTAAATTTATTCCATCCTTTTTCTTCTGTTTTTTTCTTACCTAGTTGTTTCTTTAAACTACTTAATAAATCTCTTTCTACTTGTGTTACTATTACTCTATTATCTGTAATTGCTTTTTCTTGTTCAGCATAAGACCTCATTTTTACTTTACCATCTTCTTCTGATATATGTCCTAAATCAATAGCGTTTTGTAAAAGTAATTGATCAAGTTTAACTTGTTTTAGTTTAAGTTGATTTTCTGAACTTAAACCATTAACAACATCTTCTTGCCTAGCAATTCTTACTCTTAAATCAGCTTGTTCATTTAATGAAGTCATGAGTTCCATTAACTCTGTAGTTTTCATTATCTCAACATCATATCCTTTTAAAACTTCAGAATGTTCTTGCTTTAATTTTCTTAAAGCGGCAGTTCTTTCTTGAGTTCCCTCAGTTAATAACAATGCAGTGTTTATACTTTTATTTAAAGCTGTATTCATTCTATTAGTCATTAACTCTACTTCGCCCATCTCATCTCCCATTGTCATTAAGTAACCAATTAGAGTTCCAAGTATTACAACAAAAGCTCCAACTCCAGTAGATGCAAGTGCTACAGCAAAAGCTCTAAAAGAAATAGTAGCAGCACCTGAAGCAAAAGTTAAACCTCTTACAGCAACAGCCAATGCACCAATTCCTTTATATATACTAGTAAATACCCCAACAATTTTTAAAAGAGCTAATCTTGCAATAATTATTTTAAAAGCAATGCTCATAAGGTCAGCAGCAACTTTTATTCTTTTCATTGCTGGTTCAGAAGCAGATAGTTTTTGAACCCAATTTGTTAATCCTTCTATAGAATTTCTTAAACTTATATTAAATATTTGTCCTATTGCAATACCTAATCCTTCAGTTGCAGATTTTAATAAAGTAAAATCACCCTCAAGAGTATTTAATCTTATTGCTGCCATTCTTGATATAACACCTTCAGCATTATTAAGGGTGTCTAGCCCTGATTCCAATCCATCTATGTTTTCAATTAAAGCTAGAAAAGCTGGAGCTGACCTTTTATCTAATAATTCTGTTGCTTCAGTTAAACCAAAAGACTCATCTTTCATCTCTCTTAAGGCTATAATCATTTGAGGTAATCCCTGAACAGTTCTACCTAAATGTTTATTTAGTTTAGAGTTGGCATCACCTAATCTTAAAAAGATATTCTTTAAAGCATTACCTGCCAAAGAACCATGTAAACCATTATCAGCAAGTATCATCATTTGCGCAGCAGTTTCTTCCATAGTGAATCCAGCTGCTCTTGCGATTGGAGCTACAAACTTCATAGACTGACCAAATCTTTCAAGGTTTAATGCAGAGTTTGTAAAAGAAGCTCCCATAATATCAGCTACTCTTCCTGCTTGATCAGCTTCTATTCCAAAAGCTCTTAAAGTAGAACCAGCAATTTGTGCTGAACTTGATAAGGATTCTCCTGTTCCTGCTGCTAGAGCTAAAGTACCGGCTTGAGCTGCTATAATTTCTTTAGCAGTAAAACCAAGTCTTGCATAAGCTTCTTGTAATTTACCCACTTGAGTTGCCGTAAACACTGTTGTTTTTCCTAATTCTAAAGCTGAATCTCTTAATGCCTTAAATTCTTTTGTAGTTGCTCCAGATATTGCTAATACAGCAGCCATTTGACTTTCAAAACCAGCAAAAGAAGTTATAATACCTCTTAATCCTCCTATTATAGCTCTAAACGCAAAAGCAGAAGCAATAGCTATACTGGCAGACTTAAATATGCCAATCATTTTATTACCTCTTTTATTTAAACGATTTGCAGCGGTAGACATTTTTCTAGCAGCAGCAGCGTTTTGATTCATCTTCGCAGTCATTACTTGAATAGCTCTTGACTGTTTTCCATAAGCCATTGTACTTTTACTTAATGCAGAAAGATTCATTTTCGCTTCTTTTAGCTTAAGATTAAGAGAATCTAATTGCTTAAGGTTTGCTTTAAACTCGTAAAATGTTGATGTATTTTCAGCCATTGTTTTTTAATTTTTAACAGTTATTATCATCTTGTTCATCTATATATGGCTTTTCAGCATCTAAACCATATCTGTCAATCTCTTGTATTTCTTCTTTTTTTAAATATAACTTCTTTAAATCCTCTTTATCAGTATAAACTAAATTACAAATTGTACCATCTTCACTTTGTACTATTAATTCATCTGCACCTACAACAATTTCTCCTTTTGAATTAACTGATAAACCTGATTCCCCTAATAAAGTGTCATTTCTTTTTTCTTTATAGTCAATTTTATTTGATTTTCTAGTATCAAGTCTTGATAGATAAGTAATCGTTTCTTCTCCCTCAACACTACCTGCTTTAATTCTTTTCTTTTTTGAATTATTTTTAGGTGAATAGTTTTGGTCATATTTCCATTCAATTAAATCAACTTCAGTAAGTTGTTTCTTGTTTGGCATATAATCTTTAATTCTCTGTACAGTCCAATATGTAGAAACTCCATCTATTTCTAAATGAACTAAATCAGTATAATCAAATAAATTAATATCTTCAGCAGTTAAAGCCATAGTACAAGTTCTTAACATAGCACCACCATTCATTTTATTATAAGCGTGTTGCCAATACTTACTAAACAATCCAGGACTAGTATAACCATAACCATCATCATAATCATTCCAAGATAAATTATAATAATCTATCTGATTTCCTTTATCCCATCCATTTATCCAATCCATATATGGATATTTATTAGTCATTTGAACTGTATTGTCAGACTTTAAAAAGAAATAATTTACACAATTTTGTTTCCCATAATAATTTAAAATTCTTAATCCAAATTTAGGTGTAGGATTATAGCTAGGTCGGTAAGTAAAATCTCCGTTAATTTGACCTCCAGTTTCATCCCACATAACAGGCATAAGAGGATTGTCATCATAAGAGTATGGGTTTTGCCAACTTAAATCACCCCATGCGTAAGCATTTGGTGCGTAAGGATGTGTATTTGAATGTTGGTTAGGATTAGGTTGTAATCCATAATTATTAAAACGATAAGTAGAGCTAAAAACAGTTGAACCTAATTCAAGAATTTCTTTTCTAAATCTTTTTTCATTAAGCTCTGTATAAGATTTATATTCTGTTAAACCATTTTGCTCCCTCCAATTATATAATCCTGCTATACCTTTATCTTTAGAGTCTTTTTTATATTTAAAAGTAACACTTTGAGCTAACTCTTTTATTATATAATTATCACTCCAGCTAGTTGTATCTAATTTACCTGTCCAATCTACTACTTTTCCTGAACCAAAAAATTGATTATAAGGCTCAACTTTGACTACTTTTAATTCTTTATCAGCAGTCCATTGTAGATTAAACAACTCCGTTAATCCCTTTAAGTAATCCATTTGTTTAGTACAAGGCAATATTTTACTTAAATTAAAGTTATAGTCAGGTATTATTGCAGAAACTACTGGATAAACAGACATTACCATCTCTGCTGCATCACCCCACATATCCCAAACAGAAGAATTATTTACTCCTATAACT